CGTCCATGCCGCCATGCTCGTTGTTGACGAAACACCACCGGTTGCCATTGCAACCTGCTGTGCAAGTGTCGTCCAAGGCGGTATTTGAGCGTTGGCTGCTGCGACGCTTGCAGCCGTTTCTTGCTGTTGAAGTGTCTTTCCGAGAATGGCCTGCTTAAGCCTTGCCGCCGCCCAATTTGCAACATAATCGGCCAGGGATTTGATAAGGGCCTTGCCAATATTCTCAAACGCTTTACCCAGGCTTGTCGTTCCTTGAAGAAGTCCGGATAACCCCTCTTGAAGTGCGTCAATCCCGGACATCATGGCCCCCATCCACATTTCTTGTGTGTTGAAGTATGAATCCATCACAGCCTGCAGATATTCGTCCAACATCTCTTTGCGGAGATTATAGTTGTCTTGAGTCATGACGTATTCGTCAGTCAAGGCTTGCTGTAGAGACGCAAAGTTCTGCGTGCGCATCGCTTCGTCAATCGCCCACTTTTCTTCAGACATCTGTCGATACAGGTCGTTGCGCTTTAGCAGATATTCCTGTTCTTGTGCCAGGAGTTCCTTATTTTTCTCCGCTTCAAACGTGATTTCGTTCTTCCCGACGATTTCATACGCAATGCCGTTAGCGTCAAGAGCCGCTTTATATTCGGCCTGTTGTTGCTTGGTCATCTTGATATATTCATCGGAGAATCCTTGCCACTTATCTGTAATACTGTTTATCGCTTCTTCATGGTCATGTTCGAGTTGTGTAAGCGGTGAAGCACTACCCGTGGAATCCTTCGTACTAATGGAGAAGTTAAAATCCTTGGCCATATCACGGACTTTATTCCACACTTCACGGATTGCCTGTTGCTCTTCGTGTTCGGCCTGAATACGCTTTTCGGCGTAAATAGCCTGAAGATTCGTCAGGTCTTCCTGGTAGTGTTCGTTGGCGTCTTTGGACTTGTTGAGTTCTTCCAGTTCCTTTTTGTACTGAAGTTCAACCAGTTCGCTCTGCTTGCCGAACATCTCGAGGTAGTTCTGTTGAATTTGCTCATGGATCCGTTTGGCTTCTTCGGCTAATTGGTTACCGGCACTACCTGCACCGCCACCGCCACCTCCGCCTGAGCCCCCTGACCCCCCGCCGCCACCGGCTCCTCCGGCATCGTAACCTCCGCCACCTCCGCCGTCATAACCACCGCCGTCAATTTCACCTCCACCACCGCCGGACAGTGCGTTAAGCACATCTCCGGCTGCGGATTTAATAGTATCACCAGCAGCCTGCGCTTCTTCGGGGCTAATGCCTTCAATATTATTAATAGCCGAGAAGTCAAAGTCGAATACCGATGCAAGCTTGGCTCCAACGCCGTTTACAGCGTTAATCAGCTTGTTAATGAGAGCGATAATCTGATTAATCGCCCATGCCACGGTATGAACGAGCGTTTCCCATACTGCCGATGCCGTCTCCCCGAATCCCTGAGTCGCTGCGGCACATGTGCCGAGAACTCCGGCCAAAACGGACAATATCGTAATGACAATACCGACGGGATTGGCCCTCATGATTGCGTTCATAACCTTAGTGGCTGCCCCAAGGGCCATTGTTCCGACTTTCGCCAGGTTAAGCGTACCGGATAAGGCCATCATGACGCCTTTCACCCCGGCTGTTGCAATGGCACTGGCTATCATGGCCGCCTTAAGCTGAATGGACGCAAGCGTAACGCCTATGGTCGCAATCCTGGACGCTACCATTTGCCCCTTATATAAGGCTTGTGCGGTAGCCGCCGCCTTAGTCGCTACCGATACGGCTAATATGGCCGTTTTCCAAGTCGTGAACGCTACCGCAACCCCGGCAATTATAGGCTTAATCTGATTACCCATTCCGATGATGACCGAAAATGCTGACTTAATAACCGAAGCCACGGTCCTCACAATTACGCTTAACGCCGAGAAAGCCGCCTTTATGGCCGCAATGGCAACTTGTGCAGCCGCCGACATCACCTTAAAGGATATTCCGATACCCTCGACAATAGCCTGGAAATCACTCGAAGCGGTAATAGAGCTAAGCTGTTCGAGAACCGGCTGAAACGCCTGTAAGGCTTGATTAGAGAGTTGCTGACCGATTTCAGCAAACGTCATGGGGATTTCTGCGAACTTGGCGTTGGTCTCTTCGGCGCTGTTAAATAAGGCTTCTTTAATGACATCAGCCGTAATAAGCCCTTGCGATGACATCTCCTTTAATTGTCCGACAGTCATGCCCATTTGCTGAGCAATCGCCTGCGCAAGCATAGGAGCATTTTCCATGATTGAGTGGAATTCATCGCCCTGCAATTTGCCTGCTGCCATGGCCTGAGTTAACTGGTACATGGCTGCCGTCGATTCCTGAACACTGGCCCCTGAGATTTTAAACTGCTTGTTTAACTGTTCGACAAAGGCTATCGCTTCATCGTTTGAACTAAAAGCGTCCTTAGCAAGCATGTTCAGCTTAGCCACGCTGTCGGCCATTTCAACGTACCCACCTCGAGACCGCTGTGCTGCCGCATAGACCTTGTCCATGATTTCGGTCGTCGTCTGAGTACCGTCGTTAATAAGATTGATGCGGGACTTAAGCTGTGCCATTTGGTCAGCCGTATCGGATACCTTCCCGGCAAGCTGAGCGACCTCTTGAGCAACTAAAGCTACGCCTGCTGCCGCACCTGCCATGGGCATCATCTTTAAAGCCTTCTTGGCGATACCGCCCATTTTTTCGCCCAGGGCATTTTCAAGCTTACTACCGACTCTGTCAATCGCCTGCTCGGCACTTGAGCTATCGCCTTTTATCTTGACGTGAATATTTGCGTCTGCCATTACAACTCACCCCCTTCTTCAAGCCATTCTCTCATAAATTCCATTTCCTCTTTTTTACGATCCAGTCGTGTCGGCGGATGTAAATCCTTCATAATGTCCTTCACTTTAATTTGGTTCTTCTTATCGAGCTGAACGTTAACAATAAGTGACGTCATATACGCCGTTCTGGCGTCTTCAATACGAGTCCGAAGGTCATACCCCTGAACCATCTTCTCGAACTCCATAGGCGTAAGCCCATAGAATTCTGACGGCCTTAAAGCCAAGATACTATAAGCCACTTTTTCGGCTTTTCGTACCCATAATGCAAAAGAAGAGGGGGCATTATGCCCCCCGTTTAGTTTTTTACTGCTTCGTCTTCTTCGGCTTCGATTTCGGCATCATCTTCGGGTGTTTTTTCTTCAGGGAATGCCATGAAGTATGCTTTTTTACCGAGAATTCCGCTACCGGTAATAGCCTTCATAATCGGCATAATGATATCCTGTAACTCAACCTCACCGCTATCGAACAGCTCCTGTAAGCGGTCTGCATAGAACTGAGCGCTGCGACGGCCATACTGACGAAGGCCAATTTCATATGCGGTTATGATATCCGATAAGGACAATTGCTGAATAGCGTTGTAAATAGGCTTGCCGACTGCCGATTCAAATTCAGCCAGGCGTTGGATATTAAAGTATAAGCGTTCACCCTTGCCGAAGAAGTCGCATTTAATTTGTTTCATGGTTTATATATTCCCCTCTCTAGGATTTCTTCAATTCAGATAACGGACCGATGCCTGCCAAGGTCCCCTTATAAGACGCCACATCATCATGCGGAGCTTCAATGGAAAGTTCCGTAATGGACGCCCAGCCGGTTACATAGGACTTGTCAGGGTACTCGAATTTAAGGTGTACAGGTTGGTCTTTAAGGAAGGCATCATTTAACGCTTCCAAGCCATCATCGTTAGCCATGAGCAAAGTATCTAATTCAATGCTCCATTCCTTAAGACCGGGCAATGTAGACTTCCAACCGCCAGAGTCTTTGTGCGATGCGTCAATGGAGTCGGCTTTACGGCTGATAGAGCCGCCTTTCTGACCGCCGATTTTAGTCCATACCGCACCCGTTGTTTCATCAGTGCCTGTATTTAAATAAATAAAATAATTTTTACCCACCGTCGCTAAAGAATTAGCTGCAGACGGTGCCAGTGCTTTTTTCGGTGTTGATGCCGGCATTAGTATATTCCTCCTTCACGAGTTAAATCAAAAAGGCGACACTCAATCGTATACTGCGAACCGAGTAACGGTCGCAATGCGTCGAGGTCGCCAGTTTTTTGTTTAACTTTTAAATCTAAAGTCTGATAGTTACTGCCATTAAGTACGCATATATCCTCGTTCAGTGAGCCGACGGCTTGCCGCATTTGCTTTAAAGCTGTGTCGATTTGCTCCTCAAGCTCACTAATTCGAGCGTATCCAACAGATAAATCCGGGTCGTCATTTCGTACCCAGGCTTCAAGATAAATCGTAACGAGAAGCTCGTTTTCGATACTTTCATCATTTACTGTTTCGGATCCTCGAACAAGCATGATTTTACCGGTTTCGTCGACGGCAGCATGCTGCGGTATAACCGCACCAAGCTGTACAGGTGCGGATACTTTACACGCTATGAGAACGTCTTGAATCCGCTTTAAAAGCTCAAACCACATAATCATATCGGCTACCCCCTGAAGATTTCACACGACCGATACCCGGAATACTGCGTCGGGTCACCCGTAAGGTCTTCGGGTGTAATCGAGCCTTCAAGCTCCTTTATTCGTCCCTGGATATATGCAAGTTTTTTTCCGTAAAAGTCGTCCGTTTCGCCGCCACGTCCATAAGCCCCGGGCAAGCTGTACGCCTTTCGCACACAAGTCTCACGATACGTATACAGCGTTACAAGCTCGTCCGCCACAAAGCTACGGATAACCTTCGCCTGCTCAACTCCAAGACGCTGTGCGAACAAATACAGCCACTTTTCGGCAATGGCGAGGTCATCACGACTGACATTCTTTCCGAGAAGTTCGTCAGAAAATGTCATTTCGGCCAAGTCATATAACATGTGCATTCACTCCCTTTAAAATTTGAATTCAATCTCACATGCTTGGCCATTACTATACTTTTGTTCAGTGGCATCACATATGTCTTTGGTAGCAAGCTTGGTGTACTGACCGAATAGCTTAATAATGTCCGGTCTTTTCGTATCTAGCGCTCTGTACAGGAACGGATCCATGCGATTACCGGGATGAAGAACGTTTTTTGCGAACAAAAACGAGTTGCCGCCAGCCGGGACCCATCGTAAGGCCTTACGATTCTTAGGCCGTATCATGTGCGGCCGTGTACCTTCGTGAACGAACGGCCCATAATCGGCCAAGCCCTCATCAAGATATACAACGGCACTCTTATCCGTTAGCATTCGCATGTCAATAGACCGAGTCAAATCGCCCGTTCGTGACGTGTAATTGTGATGTGTTTGTGCTTCATCCTGGACTTCAATGGCCGAGGCCTTTACGGCCTGTCGTATTCTCTTATCGAACACATCCCGACTGACGCCCATACTACTCGCCTGCCTGTTCCGTTTCTTCTGTCGGCTGTTCTACGGCTTCAGCCTTCTTTGCCTTTACCTTTTTCGGCTTTTCTTCGACCGGCTCCGTTTCTTCTGTCGGCTGTTCATCTGCCACAAATCCTTCAGCCATTAATTGCTGAAGACGGTATTCAGAATCAGCGTACTGAACTTCGTTAAGCCGAGTTACTCGAGTGTTCATACGGTACCTCCTTATGCTCCGGTATTAACGAATACACCCTTAAGCTTGTTGCTCGGAATCCACAGGTCATGGAATTTTCTATAATCAAGCTTCCAAGCGTCTGCCTTTTGGTTTTCGTCCGGAGTGAAGATGCGGACCTTGTCCGTTTTAGATACGGCAATCGGCGCACGCTGTGCGATTACGATCCAGTTAATATCCTTCGCTTGAGTATCAGCCTTAAAGCCGCCTGCTTCCTGCCCACTTGTCGTGCCGTTGTTGAATACGTACTGCGTCTTCATGCGAGCAGACGGTACGCCAATAATAGGAATTTCATTGTACGTCCGTACTTTTGTCGTTACCGTACCGGCTGTAAAGTCACCCGTATCGATAAACTTTTGAATGCCTTTCGCATTGTTAAGAATCGTGCGTACCTTGCGATTCATGACAATAACAAGCGATTCGTCATCGCCTACAATATCCTGTACTGCCGTAATATCATCGTCGAGCTGTGCCAGGATATTATCGGCCGTCGGTGTAAACGTTGCCTTTTCTTGGCTTGCACCCTTAGCCAACGCCGCAATACGGCTATAACGATATGCGTCTACTTCGGGAACGACCTGTAAACGTTGGAACTCGCCCATAACATTACCGGAAGACGCCACAAAGTTCGTTTCGTCAACACTCATTGCGTCGAGCGAAAAGCTTCTGCCACGGTCCTGTGTAAGCTTATAGGTACCAAATTTCAGCGTAACTGCCCCTTGTACGAAGCCGCTGTCACGGTCGTATGTCGCAAGTCCTGCCGTCGAGATTTCGGGCATTTTTACTTCGTCGCCACCGTTATAAATTACCTGTGTTGCATTGGCTTGCCACCAAGCCGATGTTGCTGTTGCGAGCATTTGTGCGTCAAGCCCGTCTTGGAAAATTTTTGCACATTCTAACGTATTAATCGCCATTATTTAGTCTCCTTTCGTTGCCTGAGATATCCCCAGTGCCGCTTCAAATTGTGCTTTTACATCGTTGCCGGCATTCTGCCCGGAGCTTCCTTGTCCGCTGCCGCCGTTTTGGTTATCTTTTACCGCCCAAGGCTTCCCCTTAAGCCATGTAGTGGCTGCGTCTTCAATCGTCCCGACAGTGCCGTCCTCTTTTTTGAATCCGTACTTGCCATCATCGCCGACTTCAATGCCGCCAACAATAAGCTTGGCGAACTCTTTCGGATCCATTGCGTTATGTTTCGTTAACGCATCGACCGTCTGTGCCATGATGTCCGTTTGGATTCGTTTTTGTTCGGCTTCTTGCCTTGCAGCTTTCTCGGTCTCGAACGATTTTGAAAGGTCATCGAATTTTTTCAGAAGAGTCTTATATTCTGCCGTTTGCTCTCCTGCTCCCGGCTTTTGAAGTTCCGCAATTTGATTAGCCAACGTGTCCTTTGCCTCAGTTAACGTCTTAACCAAAGCTTCAGCCTTTTCTTTGGCTTCCCGCTGCTCTTTCGACTCTACATTCAATTTCCCGACTTCCGCTTTAATGGTCTCCACCATTGCCGCACCGCCGTCGAGCTTTTCCAGTGCTGCATACAATTCTGCCATTGTCATGGTTCTCATTCTCCTTTTCGAACACATTAAATATATGTGATGCGGTCTCCTCCGCTTTTCACCAATAAAAAATGCCCTACGCACCACTGCGCAAGACATGAAAAAAGCACCCACATTCGTAAGTGCTTTTAAGCTACATATGTAATTTTATCAATATCGTCAATCGAGATTGTAATAAGTTTTTCGTGTTCAGTATCTTCCAACAAGAAGTGACCGTCCTTAAAATCCTCAACAAGGCATCCTTCAATCCCGTCTTTCAATACTACACAATCCAGTTCTTTCGGTTTCATATCTCAATCACTCCTTTATTTCCGGTTTAAGGTAAGCCGTGATAAGCCTGGGAGCATTTTCTCCATGTCCTATAATCCACGCCGTAATCATTTGAATTCGCTCACCATCAAGAGTCGTTACATATGAAATGCTTTCATATTTGCTTCCATATTTGTCTGTATGGACATGCTTTATTTCACTTTGTTTAATACTATTACGAATAAATGCTTCAAACTCATCAGCTTTTTCTTGAGTATATCCTAAATATTTTTCAAATGCAACAGCTTTGGGGCCACCTTTGACATGCTCTTTATTTAAGCAGTATTCCACAATTTTACCTTTAGGGATAACTAAAGAAGCAGGGTCTTCAAACCCTTTCGGCACGGGCCTTCTAACCTCAAAAGCCTCTTTAGATACCCCCCTAGCACTAGTAAGCCATTCTTTCTTACCGCCCATTACATTTTCTTTGCCATGGACACCAAGTAGCCGCTCTCGCTCCCGTTTCCGAAGCATGTCGATATAAGCTTTTCCACCTTTATCAACATTATCCTTTTGCCTACTCATGTCAATCATGCCGTCAACAATCGGTTTGATTCTACATAAGCAGTGAGGATGTGCAGGGAGCTTTGGGAATTTATCCTTCGGTAATATACCCTTGCCGAGTCCGTACAGGTCGGCATGTGCGT